TCTGAAACTCCACCGCCATTAGATCCACCATTAGACCCCCCATTCCCATTTCCATTGCCATTCTGGTTGTTTCCATTTGTCGGTACGTCTATTCCAGTTTCTTCAGGTTCTTTTCCACCACCAGAAAATCTAGCGGTCATCTTCAAACCCTTGGGAATGGGTTTGCACTTCTCATCAGTATAACAGTAATAGTATCCCTGCTTACACTTTTTCATTAATAAAAAAGTAAATTACTCTTTATTATTTAGAAAACCTTGCTTTAGCATTTTCTGAAGTTCTGAAGTAGAACCTACAAAAACTGCATTATTAGTAACATTATTTGTAGTCTTCTTAGAATCATCCTCAACATCTTTGAGTTTCTTCTGAAGATCAATTAACTTATCAGTAGTATCCGCAACACTCTTAATTAACTGTCCTGCGACCTCATATGCTCTTGGACTACCTCCTTCACCCGCAACCTCCATAATGCCATTGATTGCCTCCTGACCCTTCTCTATAAGGGAATAGAGGTTCGCACGACTATATTCATAATCCTTCTCAATATCTACATCTTTTGACTTAACAACCTCTGGTTTGGGGGTTGGTTTCGATTCAACAATTTCACTTGTCGTGTTGAGTGCTTCATCGATAGGATCATAATTATTACTCATGATAATCAAATATCCTCTTGTCTAGTAGGACTATAATCTTTAGCATCTCCTAAAAATTCCCAACTTTCAGTAAATCCAAAATCATCACCTGGTTCTGCAGTTATTGGGTTTGGAACTGCGGTATATCTCATTTCACGTTTTGCGGTTTGAGTATTTGTATCTGCGTACATATCAACTTGTACCTTACGAATGAGACCATCCGTGCTTTCTGCGATTGGACCAAACAGATATGTTTTTGCGGTAAATCTCAATGTGTAGATAAGTGCTCTTCTTGTTTGAAATGAACCTTCATAATCATCCTGGAAATCAATACTGTCAAGTACGATTGGAATATCTCTCTTTTCTCCAATAGAACTAGCAAGATCAACTGTTAGATTAAATGATGGTTGAAAAAATGGAAGTATCTGCTCAATAATCTGAAGTGCATCATCATTTAATTTTGAAAAAATATTGAGTTCAAATCCAATATTGTATGGTACTGGCATGAAAACTTTTTTTGTGTTTCCAGAAGTATCATTAACTTTAAATGTTTGTGTTACACCAGTTTTTCTTGTAGGATCATACTGTATAGAAGTCATTTCAAATGACATTCTAGGGAGAGTAATCGCAATTGATTTTGATAACTGTTCTTGTTCTTGAATTTTTGCTAAGAACTTCTGCATTGGTCCATAAGAAAGACCAACTTTGGTTTCATCCAAAATGCTACCGTCACTTTTAGTGTGACGAATTGAAACATTATTGAATAAGGTGCCAAAACTAATAATAGTTTTTCTTATAATTTCGTGATAAAAATAAGTTCCTAACATTAATAACTACCAAAAGGATTTGATTCTGTGAAATCTAATATACTGTCAGCTTCTAATTCAATTTCTTCATTGACATCATATGGATTGTCATAACTTTCATCATCATAGTTTTGGACAACATATCTAGCAGATGAAATTGATCCGACGATTATTTCACCAGTGTAAAACTTACCAGTATTTAGTGATACTCTAAGATTGGTTATAGGAGCAACACCTGGAGTTACTGAAACTACTGTTCTAAAGTCTCTAACTCTTCCCGTTACTCCTGAAGACTCACCAGTTACTAACTCATTGTAAACAAATGTACCAACACCAACTGTAGAGAATCCTGCAATATTGATAGTTGGTGCTTCTGTATATCCAGCACCAGGTCTGATTAAATTAATTGCATCAAGTTTGTTATCACTAGAAATACTTGCGACACCAACTGCAGTTGTTCCACCAGAACCAACAGATCCAACAATTTCTATGGTAGGTGAAGTTGGATATCCCTTTCCTTCATTATCAATTCGAATACGATTAATATTGAAGTCTGTTGTTTGATTTATAGAACATGTAGCAGCTGCCCCCGTTCCTCCACCACCAGAGATTGTTATTGTTGGAGCAACTGTATATCCAATACCAGAATTAGTAATTTCAATTCTGTATATAGATTGAACATTTCCGACACTGGTTGTAATGGCAACCGCAGTTGCGGTATTGATTCCAGATTGTGGTGCTGAAAATGTTACGGTTGGTGTGGATGTATATCCAGAACCATCATTATTTAAGAATACCTGTGAAACACCTCCCGTTGCCATAATGGGAGTTGCGGTAGCAGTTATGGCAGAACCTACAAGAGTGAGTGATGTAATATATCCCTCATCTTCTACGGTGTTATCAACTTCATCAATTGCAGTATCAATGAGTTCATTCTCATATTCATAAAGTTCACAACTCAATTCATAAGTATAACTTGATCCCAATTGATAAAATGGTTTTTCATGTTCAACTCTCTTAATTTCAAATAATCTTTCACCAAGTGGAAAATAAATTAAATCTCCTTCTTTAGGTCTTGTAATTAAATCTGCGAAATCATACTCAGTAATTAAACCCTCTCTAATTCCGGCACTGATTCCTTCCAAAAATGGTGCGATAAATTCTTCATATCTTTCTCTAGATATTGTCAAACTTATTTCATTCTTCAATCTCAAACCAAACTTGGTCATAATATCACTGTCAGGAGCATATCCATCAAAATTATTGATATATGCTTCTATCGCAAAAACATCATCAAATTTTGATGACTGAATTTCACGAATAATATTATCTGTCTTAAATATTTTTCTGGGCAAATAATAAACTTCAATTCCGAACATTTTCAAATGTTCATTTATTAAATCCTGAACGAGAAACTGTTCATTCGGAGATCCTTGTAGAAAAAACGGATTTAATGTCATGAGTATTACCCAATCAAGTCCATGGGTGGTAATTCGTAATCGGATGCCATTCTTTGTTTTATTTCATCCAATTCTCTTTGACCATCATCATATATTTGCCTGCCATTAAGTTCTAATCCACCGGGTAATTTAACACCAGTAAATTTAATTAAGTTTTGTCCCCACTGTTTTTTGATCGCAGCAGTGAGATATCTTTTAACAAAACTGTCATTATATATTTTTGAAAAGTTTTCAGGATCTAATGCTCTATAACACTCTATAACTAAGTAATTGCCTGCGGATTGTGCTTTCCAATCAATATCAAGATATAATCTATTTTGTCTCTGATTAAATCTAACTTGCTTATCTGTAGTCAGTAACATATCAATATCTTCTAGATATGTTTTAGTCATTGCATATTGTAATAATTCAACAGAGTTGAAATAATACAAATCATTCAAGAATAACTGATACTTGATACTAAACATTCCACCAGAAATAGAACTAGTATCAAATTTGAATATCTTTTCAATACCAATTACAGAATCAGGAACCTGAATGAAGTTTGATGTCTCATAAAAGTTGGAAGTAATCGTACCCAAACCGGCAATATTTGTTGAGCTTCCTGTTGTAGTGACAATTCCCACACCAGTTGTAGTTACACCAACAGTTGCGGTTCCACCTCTTCCTCTATCAATGTCTTCTTGAGAAATTTTGTATTTTAAATATGTTTTTTCTACCCCATCAAAATGTCTTTCATTAAAATACTGAATGGTATCATCCAATAAATCTTCAACCTGCTCGTCTGCTACATTAATTTCAAGAACAGGTGCACCAAGTTGTCTTAAACAATAGTCCTTAAGTTCTTCTCTAGTAGTTGGTTTTGCCATCAGAATGATCCTCCATCAATAAGTCCGGCATCAAGTGTTCCTGCAACAAAAACATTAGTCGAAAAAGTTGCCACTCCAACAAATGTTGATAGTCCCGTAACTCTTAGATTTTGTGTGGTGGTTAATCCAGCAACTCCAAGAGTTCCTGTCGTTGTAATGCCAGTGATATTAGCATTACGTGCGGTAAATTCATCAAAAGTTAAATCATCAGCAACATAAAGATCCCCACCAACATAAAGATCACCACCAGTAGTCGTAATGCCACCAGATGATGCTAACGTAGTGACACCAACAACATTTAATGTTTCACTGATGTTTGTTATATCTAATTCTGTAGTGCCATCTACGTCAAGATTTCCATTTACATCAAGTAAAGTACCTACTGTGGCAATACCAGTTATATTCCAATTTCTTGCTGTTGCCTCATCATATATTATGTCATCAGCAACATAAAGATCACCACCAACGTAAAAATCACCACCAGTAGTTGTAATACCACCAGAAGACGCTAAGGTCGTAATACCAACAGATTTGAATGTGCTGTTAACATTTAAACTATTTAAAATATCAACAGCTGCGTTAATATCTAAATCAGATGCAAAAGTTGAAACTCCCGCAACAGTAAGTCCTTCACCAATATGAACCTTTTTCCCAACTCCAAGACCACCATTAACAATCAATGCTCCAGTTGTTTTAGAGTTTGATTGTGTAGTGTTTGTAAATGTTACAATACCTGAAACATTCAAAGATGACGAATCAATAGTATCCGTCATGAAGAATGTTTCGGTAGAAACATCCCAGACCAAAATTAAACCATCTTTTGCTTTTGAAGATGAGTTTACGTCAGTTAGATTAATTAATCGTGTTGGTGGTGCAGAAGCATTGGATAATACACGAATTACGTTCTGAGAACCAATTCTATCGTTTATGTTAGGCATTACCTACTTACTCCTGCTCTTACTAATGCTGACCCTTCCACGGCTTTGTACTCTTTGCCGTTAGCTGAAGTTATTTTTATGTCATATACATATCTACCAGGTTTCAAGGATGATGATTGTGTTCCTGTTAGACTGATTGATAAAATTCCCAAATCGGCAGATGTTACAGTAGATCCAAAAGATACTGCAGTAGATGATGAATAATGTTTTCTCAGTTGTCCAGAAACTGATGATCCAGTTAAATCCAAACTAGAATTTGTTCTAGTATCCTCTAATTGAAAAGATGTATCGAAATCAAATCCTTGCTCAATCACAATGTTGGATACATAAACAGCCATTATTTTATGATGCTAATATACCTCTAGCTATTTATATTATTTGTTTAGGCTAGTTATTTTGAAGGAATTGTTTAAGTAAAGTCTTTATTTCATCAATATCTCTCTTCATTTCATCCAACTCTTCTTTTTGAGACTTTTGTCTTTCTATGGATGCAAGTCTTTGATTATATCCAGAGGTATCGGTACTCACTATTGCTCCAGTATCCTCATCTCGAAAAAGATGAGGATGATCTTTAACCTTTATTAATCTTGTCATTTTAATGCTATAGTTCTAAAGTTTCTAATTATTGGATAATTTGCTTGATCTGTTGATGACATGACGACTTTGATTTGATATCCACTGAAATCACCCAAATCATTTGCAGTAAATTCATATTCTAAGTATTGATCTTTTTCACTTGCTGGAACTCTAACATCGGGTCTTCCATCATTTAATGATGAATTAACAACCTTTAAAGATCCTTCAGAAGTTGACTCAAGATTATTAAATCCTGGGAAGAGTTCAAATTCTTGTTCAACTCCAACAGAATCTTCTCTAACCAAACTATAGAGAACTCTAATATCTGCGGGATCTGGTCTATATGCATCCAATATAACTTTGAGGGATGATGCTGGTTTTGCCAGACTAATTAAATTAGAAACATAAACAGATTCGTGTGGATCATTATCTCTAGAATTTGTAGAAGAATCTGTAACATAATTCGTTACAGGTCTATTAATATTGTCTGAAATAAATTCTACAACAGAATCATCTAGTAATATCATTGGTGATAGATTTTCATTGGTTGTATTTAATGTTACCGTAGAATTAAAGGATCTTTTTCCAGAAACATTATCAAATGCGGATTGATTTAATTCATTTGATCTAGAACAAACTATACGTACAGAATTTAAATCATTTTCTTGATTTGGAATTACAGGTTCTACAGTATTTTGAAGGTTGAAAGAAACTTCACTTCCACTAATACTTGTTCCTGTTGTAGTTCTAATATTTGAAGATACTGAAGTTTCTTTTCCTGGAGATATAATGTTAAATCTGGGATTAATTCTATTGAACATAATATTTTCAGATGCCTTAATTTCAGTGCCACCACCGATTAATTCAGTTCCAAATGACACTTGTGGATATGTACCATCTGTTGCTCTATTCAGTCCTATTGCTTTTCCTTCAATAGTTGATGTTGCTGATCTATCAACTTCAATAAAGTATGAATCACTTTCAATTCCAGTATCAGAAATGTCGTAAACTATTCCATTAATTCTTCTAAGAGAAATTCCATTAAATTCATATTTCATTATTTGATCACCTATTTCGTGAGTTTCTACGACTCCCTCAACTCCTCTGGTGTCGATGGTTAACTGATTTGAAGTTGCGGTGCTATATCCAATGACTTCATCTCCAATCTTAACATATCCAATATTTACGGAATTAACACCTTGACCTTCAAAAGTTTCAAATATAGAAGAATCCTCAACTTGAATTGTTCCAGAACCACCGGTTGTAGCAGAAAGTTGTTCTGTTAATGTTGTTGGTGCCGTATCGGATATAATATCATTTAATACCAATTTATTATTATTTGCATACATTCCATGATTAAAATGTTCTACCTGCAAATAATTTCCGGAGAAAATACCACCATCTTCAGTTGAAGTTAGGACATCAGTATTACCAAGAGAGACTGTAGTGGTATCAGTATCATAATAAATCAAATCTCCCGTTGGAATTGAACCCTGAACATTTGTGAGATATAAAGTATCAACATCACCACTAGCAGTAACTGTAATAACAGCATCTCTACCAGTTTGACTAGAACCATTTACAATTGAAACAACGTCTCCAGTTGCATATCCAGTTCCTGGATTATTAACAGTAATTCCTGTAATAATACCACCGGTCTGAGTGATATCGACTGTCAATCCACTACCACTACCAAAGACATTAGTTGTGGCAGAATTGGTACGATTTGTATAATTTAAACCACCCGTGGTTATTCCAACACTAGCAGCACTACTTCCTACAGAAACAATAGTGCCAAAACTATTTCCTGCTCCAGCAATTCTTCTACCAGCAGTCAAAATATTCACCAAAGGATCACTAGAAGTAATTGTAGTAATACCAAGAGTTACATTTTTTGGTAATGCTGTAATTGCATTTTCTTGAAGTGTAGGAATATATCCATTACTTGAATCGAGTGGTGGATTTCCAAAATGCACAATACCCGTATTTGCAGTGAATTTTGCTTTATAAAGTTTAAATTTGAGATCAGATTTTTGGGCTGGTGTCCATGTTGAACCATTCTGTGATTTAAATAAACTTCCCATCGCAAATTGTCTGGAATATTTTATTGCCTGGGAATTTGGAAGATCCTTAGTTTCAATAGTTTTTTCTCCCATTTTTGCAGTCCAAACTTCATATTGATCTGAATTTGGTGCAAGCAATACTAATGCATATTCTTGACCTGGTGGAAGGAAAATTGGTTGATCAAATACTACTCTAGTTGCAGTTTTTCCATCTGTTGAAGTGTTTATCTCACTTGGTGATAAAGTTTTTCCTTCAGCAATTCTAATCAAAGTTGGTGTTCCAAGTTCAACTGATCTTATCTCAACTGTAACAGGTTCATTACCAGATGGTTTTGATGCGAAGAATAAATCCACTTCTGTTAGGAATACTCCATTATCATCATCATTGTCACCACTAAAATCAGGTGCCTCAATATCTCTACCAACAGTGAAAGTTTGTGCCAGAGGATCCACTCTACGAGTGTTTATTCTTGTTGCAGATGTAGTTATAGTTGTAGTTATAGTAGTTACTCTCTGCAATTCACGGAATGTGCCTCTTGCAGTATAAGTTGCATCACCTGCAGAAACCAAAGTGCTACCTGGTAACGGAGTTTGATTAGTGGAACTACTACTTAATCTAAATGTTTTCTTTCCTGTAAGAATTCTTGGATTTGGTGCCGGATTTACGTGTGGATTTTTAATAAAGAATGA